GTCCTCAAGAAGGCATGGGCCGATCCAAAAGAACCAGCAGGCGCTGCCGCCCAGGTACAGCAAAGCGCCCAGCAGGATCAGGGTGAGTTTGATTGCGAACATGTGGTGTCCTTGCCGCGCTGGGCGGCAGAAGGTGGGTTAGTTGGTACGTTTGCCGTCGGCGCCGAGACGGAAGTAATTGCGGCAGTTGCAGCGCGGGCATGCGAGGTCGCGAACCCCTTTGATCCAACTGCTGGGCACGCTCTTGCGATCACTGTGAAGGTGCTTGTTCCGGCAGCGGGTGCACTGCACTTGGCTCTCTTCGTCCACGGGAATACCTCGCCCGGCGCTCACCGGCAGGCATTTGGTGGATGGGGAGGTGTTGCCTTGACAGGAGTTAGGTTTCTGGTCGAACATCACCGCAATTTTAAAAAATTGCGGTGAAGATGTGGCGAAGATACTTAAACCCAAGCCTTTCAGGGTTCTGCTGAAGGAGCACGCTCAGGTTGTATTTGATTTGCTTGCAGATTTTAAAGCGGTCGACTCGAAAGGCAGATATCTCCATTGGCATGAGTTTAGCCGCAGGGTTAAATCGGGGATAAATAAAGAAGCGGCATGGGCGGCTGTAAAGATTGCCAGATCAAGTGGTCTGAAGGATTTATCGCTCTTTAGCGAAGATCAGCAACCCTTCAAATTATATATGACCGATTACTGTCATAAAGTTATTCATGATATCGAACAGCTAAGTGGCCGGTTAGGAGGAGTTGCCGGGTCATCGGCGGGTCACGGTCAGAATACTAAGTATTTAGTGGATTCATTGATGATGGAGGAGGCGATTTCAAGTGCTCAGCTAGAAGGCGCTGCTACAACGAGAAAGGCAGCAAAGGAAATGTTGGTTAAAGAAAGAGAGCCGCAAAATGATGACGAGAGGATGATTCTTAATAACTATCTTCTTATGCGGCACGCGAAGTATAATAAAGATCAGCCTCTTTCACTTGAGCTCATATGCGAGTTTCATATGATAGCAACCTTAGGTGTTAAGGACGAGGAAGTTACTCCAGGAAGATTTCGAGAGACAGACGATATATTCGTTGGAGGCCGAGACGACGAGGTAGCCCACCAACCTCCCAAAGCCGATTTGCTTTTAGACCGTTTGGAAAATCTCTGTGCTTTCGCCAATGAAGCGCATGACGGACAGGATGGTAGGTTGTTCATTCACCCAGTAATCAAGGCTGTAATTCTCCACTTTATGATTGGCTATGAGCATCCTTTTCGGGATGGAAATGGCAGGACGGCAAGGTGCCTGTTCTACTGGTTCATGCTGAAAAGTGGATATTGGGCATTTGAGTACATATCGATAAGTGCTCTGCTAAAGCAGGCACCTGTCCAGTACGGGGAGTCATATCTTTTTACTGAGAATGATGATTTTGATATGACGTACTTTGTATTGTATCAGCTAAAAATTATTGAGCGGGCAGTGGCTGAATTTATACAGTATTTTGAGAGTAAGAGAAGAGAGTTTTATGAGTTGATGAGCTGGCTGGATGAGTGTGGGATTAGTAAAACACTGAACTACCGGCAGGGGCATATGCTGAAGAAAATCATCCGTAATCCTGGAAGGATCTTCATATCTAAAGAGTTGATACATGACTATGATATTTCGGAAAATACCGCGAGGAAAGATCTCGAGGGCTTGGTCGATCTCAAGGCCCTCGCAAAGATAAAAGAAGGTAAGAGCTTTCTATATGTCGCGAGAAGTGATGCAGCAGAGAATCTTAGGCGGGGTAACGTCGATTTGAAAACTATAATCAGGAAGACAGATTTGGGAGGCTTGCGGTATGAGCCGCCCAAGTCGTGAAATTCAATGTTTCTCAGCTTGGTTTGATCTGACCGCCTCAAGCCACCTAATCGGCATGGCCTGCTCTAGAAGTCCTATGATAAACGATGGTTGTATTTGCTGAGATGAACGCGGGTTAGTGAAAGTCGAGCAGGCCCGTCATAGACCCGATAAGGTAGATGCGCTTCATGCTGCCACCTTCGGCGTGTAGGTCAGCGTGCCGGCAATGATCGCTTCCTTGATGGCCTCAAACTCCCAGGCGTAATACTGCGATTCCACGTAGACGCGCATCTCGCCGTAGTCGTGCTGTTTACGCCGGATGAATGCCTCGGCCGCGTCTTTCGTGAAATGGCTGTTCACGATCTCCCAACGCTTGTTCCAGCCAGTAACGGCGTGATCGTCAAGCTCTCCGAGCAACTCCCACTGATCGTCGACGCTGAGCTCCGGGAAGTCGCATTCGTTGTCTGCTTGGACCCTGGCGTTCAGTTCGGCCTGGTCTTCCTCGTCGCAGTCCTCCCAGTATTCTTCATGGCTGAACCACGAGCAGTCCTCGCGGCAAACCACTAGGCCTTCCGCGTAATCCGGTTCAAAACCGTAATCAATGCGCTTGGTCTGCACGGTGAACAGCGCTGCCGCTGTGTGGTGCCATTTGACGCCGGCGCCGTTGCAGTCATGGCGAAGACGGGTCACGAAGTCGGCCCAGGTATCAGCGTCGAGGCGGTGTCCGGTTGCCAGGCTCGGCGCGGGCTCAGCGATTTGGTTTTCTGTAGGCATGGGGAGTCCTCGCGGATATAGTTCGCGGTCTAAAGGGAGGGGGGTGTCATGAGTTCGGCGAGTATTTTTCTATGGATTGAGCAACACCCGGGGTTGGCTTCGTGGGTTCAGGCAGTAGGCTCTATAATCGCCTTAATATTTGCTGTCTGGCTCCCTGCTCATGCCCGGTCTGCTGATAAAAAGAAGGCTGTGGACGGTCGCAAAGCACTCTTTATAGTTTTACTTGCTGATATAGAGCTGGTGATCTTGAACGATACTCCGGAAGGTCCATCTGCAAGGGTAGAAGCACTGTCAAACTTTCTAAAAAAACTAGATGTGTTTCTTGCGAGTGAGACGAACCTCGAAATCGCCAGAGAGGTTATGGCAATCCGAGAAGGAACAAACAAACTACTAAAGAATGCTGGTACGGCATACTTCGAAATTTTCTGGGATATCAATAGTTCGGATTTTCTTAGATTGATCCGTGAAGTGACAGTCCGAATGGTAGAAGGCTCGCCTGGTATTCTGCCTAAACCGAGTTCTCGAGCCGTTCCGATTACGCAGCCAGACGGCGGTAAAGCTCAATGATGTCGGCGGCGTTCGCCCTGACCAGGGCCTCGGCTTCGTCCGGACAAACGCTGTTGCCGATGAGCCTGACCTGATTGGTCTTGTTGATCGGCAGCCACTGCTCGGCACCGGTGACCGGATCAACGAACAGGCCGCGGTCAATGATGTAGTCCTTGTCGAAGCCCTGTGCGGCCTTCAGCTCTGGCGGTTGCAACATGCGTAAGGTGATGTCCACCAGCACGTACCCGCCGATCATGATCATCTCGGCCGGCTCCTTGAAATGCTCCGGCAGATGCTCGTGCATAAAGGCGGCGCAGCGGCGGGCGCCGGCCATCTGCTCTGGCGTCAGCGTGTCCGGCACCTGCACTACCTCGACCAAGGCCACCCGGTCCTTTGTCGGCAGGGTGTGCATTGGCTCTGTGAGGGATATGCCGTCCTTCTCTTTGCCGTAGTACTTCACCAGGTACGCGTTGGCCAGACGCTGATTGGCGCCCGACTGGCAGATGGTCGAGGCTGGCTGATATGCCGATCGACCGTCACCTTTGTAGAAGCCACCATTCGCCTGCTCGAAGAACGCAGCCGTTACTGCGTGGTGCCCGGTGCTGGTGGCGACCACGGCCAGAGGCCCATCAACGTCAGCCCCTACCGAGCCCTTGCGCAGCGTGACCATGTTCGCCGTGACGATCCCGTGACGCGCCGCCCCCGCCAGTACGGTCTGTGCAGGATCATCAGGCGAGCTTCCCACTGCGTTCTGCCCGAAGGCTGTCATGTGCCCACAGACAATGGCCTGTTCTCCGCGATTCGCGCCGGTGACCGTGCGTGCCGACTCGTCCGGCGAGTACCCGCTGCGCTCCCCGTGGTGAGTGAGGTGCGTCAGGTGACACGCCGCCATCGCGAAATGACCACCTTTCACCTGGGCAACCTGAGTGCGCAGTGCTTCCTGTACGTCAAAGTTACGCTGCGATGACCCATTGGCGCATTCGGTGAGGAACGGCGCCGCCACGGGCTGCACCAGGCAGTGATGGGTGCCGCCGGCGCTGATGGTTGAAATCGATTCATCCACGCCGTGTGTGCTGGTGTGCGCTTCCGACGTCCCGCGCATCGGCACAATGAATGGCTTCTCACTGGTGATGACGTGGCGCCACATGCCCTTGGCCACCCGGCGGCGCGTATTCAGTGCCATAGGCTTGTCCCGGAAGATAGTCTTACCCAGGTTGCGCCAGTCAATGCACTCGGCTGCCGTGCGCCACGGCTGCTGTTTTGCCGTCGGATTCTTGTGACGTACGGGCTCCGGCCAAACGATCGGCAGACCGTCGCTGCGCGCAACCAGGTACAGGCGCTTGCGGATGGTTGGGGCGCCGGCGTTTGCCGCGATACGTTCGCGCCACTCGGCGTTGTAGCCCAGGCCACGCACCAGCGCTTCCTTCGGCACGAACTCGCCGATGGCTGCCACGATCTCCGGCATGTCCGGGTGGTCGGCTGGCAACCCGGTGCTGATCGCGGCGATGAACGCCTTGAACGTGCGACCGCGCTCGGCCTTGATTGGCTGACCTTCCTCGTCGATCGGGCCCCAGTCGCAGAACTCTTCGACGTTCTCGAGGAAGAGCAGTCGCGATTTGGTGACGAACAGCCAGCGAATGACGACCCACGCCAGCCCGCGAACACCCCGGTCGCGAGGCGCACCGCCCTTGGCCTTACTGTGATGCCGGCAATCAGGCGAAGCCCATATGATTGCGACGGGCTGCCCACCAGTAGCTTCTCGCGGATCCACTTCGTAAACGTCAGCAACGTAGTGCGCTGTTTTTGGGTGGTTTGCTCGGTGAACGGCCAGGGCGATTGGATTATGGTTTACCGCTACGTCCGGCTCCCGGTACGCACGGGCAATCCCGGTGCTCGCTCCGCCTCCGCCGGCGAACAGATCCACCACCAGCTCTTTCTGGAATGGCAGGCCCATGCTCGGCTGGCCATGGATGAATGGGTGTTTTTTCTGTTGTGCGGACATAGATTGGCCTCCAATGTATATTGGGACTAGGGATTTTAAGGAGTTGGGGATGAGCGTTTTTTGTATGTCTATGACGGACGTTGACTGGTCTCTTACGAAAGATTTTTTTTCCGTTATTGGAGCGGTATTCACGGCGCTAGGAGTAACTATCGCTTCAATTGTTGCTGTGATCGGCCTTGCTACATGGAGAAAACAAATCAGAGGGGCAAATGATCACGAGCTATCTCGGCGAATGCTGATTGAGTTGTATAAGTTCAAAAAGGCATTTAATCATGCCCGTAATCCGGCGATTTATTCATATGAAGTTAGTGAAGAGGGGGATCCTGTTTTTTCAACTAGTCCGACAGGTCGATTCCTGCGTCAACAGCTTGGTTTCAAACGCAGAATAGAAAACTTCAACAAAGAATATTCTTCTCTGTCAGTTTCAATGTATGAAGCGGAAGCGCTTTGGGGTAAGGATGTAGTGCACGCTTTTCGTGCAATCGAGTTGATGAAAGATGAGTACGAGGAGTATGTCGGTTTAAAAATGCTGACTATAGATCCCGAAGAGCCGGCGGAAGACCGTGAGGACCATCTTGAGTCTTTCAACACTAGACGGTCAGTTTTCAAAAGCAGGTGGGGCGCGGTGGATACGTTCGGAGTTGAATTGGAGACCTTATTATTTAGACTTGAAAAATTGCTTAAAGCGAAACTTGTAGGGTAGCTCTGCAAAAGAATACTCAGCACTCACAAATGACTTCATGTGTCTCTGGCGTGATTCGTTGATATGGGGTATTACGGGTGACCGGCATGGAGCCGGATCAAGGAGAATCAAATGGCTACCGATTTCACAAAGGGCCGATACAACGTCTACTCGGGCCGAGGCCCAGCAGCACCCCTGATTGGTCGTATCGACGAAGATGAGTTCGTACGAAGCAATACCGGCGAACTGATATACCGAATTGATGGTGATGAGGTGTACACCGCCGGGCCCGGTGCAAAATTTGTTGGTAGCATTTCAGAAACAGAGGAAGGGCGCGCAATGGTTGTGGATGCCAACCATTACGCTCATCTCACCATTGTTCCCGCGTAAACAACCTGCAGACATCAGCCGCCTGCACGTTTTAGCTGATCGGTGAGCTGAGTCGGAAGGTTGCGCAGCGTAAGCGTGCCGCCTGCTTCGTCAAACTCGATCTTGTCGCCCAGCAGGTGCGCTTCGAAGCTGATCGACATGCCCTCAGCCCGGCCGGTGAAGCGCCGGAATTTGTTGAGGGTCTTCTTGTCCGGCGGAAGGGTCTCAGAAAGCCCATAGTCCTTGGCCTTGATGAAGTCGTAGAAGCTGCGCGGCTGGTCTTCGTCGATCAGCCCCGACAGTTCGTCGAGCGTGATCGGCTCGCCCAGCTTGGCCTGAGCCATTGAGTAGCTGACCAGGGTGTTCGTCTTCTCACGCGCCGATTCCTCGCCAAGATCCTCGCTTTCAACAAAGTCGCTGAACGCCTTCAACAGCGTCCGGGTTTCGCCTGGGCCGTCGATCCCTTCCTGGCAGCCGATGAAGTCGCGGAAATACTCGCTGAACTTCCGACCCTGCTTACCCTTCAGGTAGGAAATGTACTGTTTCGACTGCGGGTTGTTCTTCCACTCGCTGATGTTTATGCGAGCGGCCAGGCGGATGTGATCTAGGTCCAAGCGCTTCACCGTCATCAGGTTCAGCTCTTCGGTGATGGTCACCGCTTCGGTTTCCTGTACCAAGGCGATGACCAGGTAATCGGTCAGGCCCTGCTGGTAGTGGCAGAAGAGGGCGTGCCCGCCGGTGCTGAGGTTTGACTCTTCCATCAGCTTGATCAGGTGCTCGACGGCGGTGGTGCTGAACTCCAAGAAACTGGAGCCGCCGGCCAGGTACTGGCTGAGCCAGCCGCTGAGTGGGTGGGCGCCCGACTCGGCGTGAAAGAAGCCCCAGGCCTTACCAGCGGTGGCGTTGTAGTTTTCGTTGAACTGCTGCATCAGGTCGTCACGGGCTTGGCTTTCAACCTGCTCAATTGAGGCCAGATGAAGCACCGCTGGGCTGCCGTCGGGCTTCTTGTCGATTTTGTGGATTGCACTGTGGCGTACGGGCATTTTATAAACCTCGGGTCAGTTTGGCTCTACGAAAGTTGGCATAAAGCCAACAAAGTTAGTGTTATTCTCGCGGGGCTGTTATTTGCTAACCAAAATGGGGTTTCTCAATGGTCAGGAATTTTTTATCAAGATTAAGATCAACGTGCGCCGCCAATGCCTTAGGTATCGGTGTGGCTATTGCGATACTAATGATTTTGTTTACGTCACTTAACTATTTTTCTAACTTTCCCAAGGTAAAATCTACCGATCAAGCAATATGGGGGCAGTTTGGTGATTACTTCGGTGGTGTTCTGAATCCACTTCTGTCTTTTATGGCTTTGGTTGGCCTGTTTTTTAATCTTCGTTCGCAACAAGAGGAGGGTAAAAAAGCAGCAAGGCGTCATGATGATGAAACATTCGAGACCCGATTATTTCAGTTGTTATCTTTGAGCCATTCATCAGTGCTAGCCGTAAAATTTGTAGATGTAGTGAATCCCCTTAAGTCGGTTGAGTATGAAGGGCATCGGGGTGTGGCTTTCTCGCTGAACAAGCTTCAAGAGGATTACCTTTATAAGGTGCCCAGGGTGAAAGCAGAGGAGATGTATGAGGCTTTGTTGCCTGCGTTTAATAAGTGGAAGCGCGATTACTGGCCGGGCGTCGCCAGTTATTTAGAGTCAATGCTTTTTTTAATGGCTTATGTAGTTGATAACAGTCCGGCGGGTAGGGATGTAGATTTTTCGATGCGGGCAGTATTGTCTCAAATGTCTTCTGACGAGAAATTGTTAGTTTATTATGTGATGATCTTTTCACCTCGACAAAAATTCATTTTCTCTGACTTGCTAGAGAAAGAGTTTCTTAATAGTTCTTCTTATGATGATTTGGCCCCCTACAGAAGAGCACTTATGCATAGCGCTGTTCTATATCGGCTGACACCATAATCTCCTGTTAGAATATTTAAGTGAAAATCTGATATGGGCTGCCTCCTACATCCTCATCGTCCATCTGGAGTGATTTGGCAAAGCCTGCTTGTCGCAACTTTCGCGCCACGCTCTCGGATATGTCGATTTTGTGGCGCTGGATTTTCAGCATCGGAGAAGACTTTATGGGGCCCAGAGAGTGTGCATGCGCTATGAGCCTTTGAATCGTGCGTCGGTGCTTCGTCTCCCCCAGCTCAGCGGTGAGGCTGTACAGCCTATCGCGCATGCCCTATCTGAAGTAGTGCCGAATGATCTCCGACGGGCCGGACACCTTCGGCGGCGTCGGCGGCAAGTCCTTGGGCTTTGCATTTAAAACCAGCAGCTGCACGGCCTCGCTGATTTCATTGAGCTTATGCCATTGCATCAGCTCGCTGAGCATGGCCCGTGTGCCGCACTGGACCGTGTGCCTCAACTCTTGTTCGCCCAGCTCCTGCCGCTTCTGGGCAAGCTTGGCTGTGCGTTCCTTCTGTTCGGCTGCCATGGCCTACCTCTTCTATTCCGCTGGCCGGCAGTGCGAGCCAGGTTTGACGTTTTCGTTGCTGGATGCGGGCTATGCGGCGCATGAAGTGCTGCCACGTTGCGCTTTGGGGTAGTCGATGCCGTGGGCGGCAATGATCCGCTCGAAGGCCTTGTTGCCGATCGCCAGTTTGCCGCAGCACTGGCGGCGGGTGATGCCCAGCTCCAGGAAGGCGCGAATCCGCTCGGCGTACTTCGCGTCGCGGGCCTGAACCTGTTCGCTTCGAACTGCGCCGTTGGCGCCGCCCCGGGTCGGCTTCTTGAAGGTAATGCCGTACTCCTTCGCGAAGCTGTAGAGGGTGCGCCGGCTCAGGCCCAGGGCTACCGATGCTTCCGTCTGCGTGTGCGTGGCGCCCAGTTCGCGAATACGCTCGGCGAGCTCGTCGCGTTCCTGCTGGCGAATATCTTTCGAGTGCAGGGGCAGGGGAGTCGCCTCAACCCGCCGGCGAACAAACGGCTTCGGCGCCGGCGGCATCTGGTTGCTGTAGGTGATTGGTTTGGGCTTGTAGTTGTAAGCCGGGGCCTGCTCGATCTCGCCGCCGGCTGCCACAAACTGGGCGACCTGGGCCGCCAGTTCATCCGAGGCCGGGCGCAGTGCCTCGACCAGGCTGAGGTGGTTGCTGATCATGCTGCGATCCCCAGGACCTGGTTCATGCGCTCGTCGAGGATTTCGTAGAAGGTCGCCACACGCTCGGTGAGCTTGCGGATCATCGCTTCGTCCCGGTAGGCGCGCTTGATGAACAGAGGCATGCCTGGCCAGTAGCAAACGAAGTCGATCCACTCACGCTCGGAGATCCACAAGCCGCCTTGGCACTGAGCGACGTGCTCCTTTGGGATCTCGCCGGACAGGATCACTTCAACCTGAAACTTCGGCAGCTTGGTTTTGATCTCGGTCAGGCCTTTGGGCCCGACCAGCGAGTCTGGCGAGTAGCCGGCGCCGTGGTTGAGGATGATTGCAACCTGGTTCGTTTCAACCTCTTCGCGATCCTCGTAGAGCTTTCGGGCAACGCCTTCAAGCTCATGGCCGCGCTCGGTGTGGCGGTTGCCTTGGAAGGGGTCAGCAGCCTCGCCGGTGATGCGCTCGCCGATCAAGGTATTCATGTAGGTGAAAGCACCGGCGCCGAATCCGGCCTCACCTTTACCGTTAACCAGCAGGCACTCCAGTTCGGAGCAGGTGACGATACCCAGGCGCAGTGCCAGCCACTCTGGCGAGCCCTGCTGTATTTCAGTGATGATCTGCATGGCTTACTCCTGTGGCCGGCTGGCGGCTTTGGTGATTCGAGCCGACACGGTGTCGAACTCGGACTTGAAGACGTTGGCGGCGCAGCCGTACTTGGCTGCGAAGTTGTCCTGCAGCACCTGGCTGCACTTTTTGAGCAGAGCGTCGAGCTGCGCGGCCTGGCCAGCGGTGATGACTGGCTCGGTCGGGGCGGCGGGTTTTTGGTTTGCGGTTTGACCGTCGTCGTCCTCACCGGTGGTCGTGAAGTTGAGCAGCGCGCCAGCGGTGTAGCGCTTGCCGTAGCTAACCGAGCTGGCGACCGCCTGAACGGCGTTTTTACTGCCCGTAGTGTCAGCAGGAAGCAAAATCGATGTGGTTTCTCGATGGCCTTCTTTGTGGCTCAGCACGCCTTCAACCTCGACACCATTCGCGCCGCGAGGTATGCGAAACGAGAGAGCAAACCCGTGCTTTGCAAGAATGGGTTTCAGCTCCTCGTTGATGTCTTCCCAGAGGGCATAGGTCGATTGCACGTTCTTGAACTTGTCGCGGATGGCGCCACGCTCGCGAATCACCGGGAGCTTTTTCTGCATCTCGGCCATTGCGGCATCAAATGCCTGTTTCGCCAGCCTGTCCTGGTGCTGCTGATGCATCACCATCAACCTTTCCATCTTGTCGATATCAGCGGCCGGGTCGGTGGCCACCTGCTGAATGATCGCCATGATCGTGGCGGATTCGCTTTGCACGGCCGGCAAGCGCTCGACCTTGTCCTTCACTGCAAGATTGCTCATGGCGACCTCAGTATTGAATTGAAATGGCGGGGATCTTCCGCTGGGCGATCAACTTGATGGCTTGCTTAGCGCACTCTTCTGTCATTCCGCCGGCAACAAATGCCTTCAGCGCTGCGCCGTTGATTGACCGTTGATGTTCAAGGTCAGCCTCACGCGCTGCTGCCTGGCGCAGGGCCTCGTCAGCGGCTGCGTTCGCCCTGGCTACTTCTGCCAGTCGTGCCTGCTCGACGGCTTCTTCCTGCCGTCGGATGGCCGCAAGTCGTTCCTGCTCGGCGCGCTGCTCAGTGGCGATGCGGTTCGTCTCGGCCTGTGCCGCTGCTGCGCGGGACTGTTCGGCCTGCAGCTCCAGTTGTAGGCGCTGGCGTTCGGCGGCTGCCTCGGCGTCCAGTGCTGCCTGTGCAGCGGCACGTTGAGTCGCGGCTGCCTGGTCCAGCAGTTCCTGCTCGCGACGGGCGGCAGCTTCGCGCTCGACCTGGGCCTTCTGCTCGGCTTGGAGCCGCGCCTGTTCGGCGGCAACCCTGGCAATCTCTGCGTCACGGTCGCGCTGGGCCTGTGCTTCAGCTTCGGCGCGCAACCGGACCAGTTCGGCCTGCTCCGCTTCGTACTGGGTGCGCTCGGCCAGCAGGGCGCGCAGCTTTACGAGGGTCTGGTCTTTCACCTGGGCGGCTTCAGCCAGGAACTCTTCCCATGTTTCGCTGATTGCGACCAACTCAAGCTGGGCGATGAGGTCGGCGACATGAGCGGCGGTCGGTGTGGACTCGAAAACGGCCAGATCCTTGATCGCCTGGATACCGTCAACATGCTTGTCGGTGCGGGCCAGTTCTGCTGCTTCCCAGTCCGTCAGCGGCTGCCGGGTGGCATCGCGCAGGGCATCCATCTTGGTCACGAACTCGCGTAGCTCAGCTTCGACCACCTTGGGCATTTCCTTGAGGCGCTTCAGGTAATCGCGGCCGGGTGTTTCGACTGCCTTTTTGGACTTGCTCACCGTTGCGGCCAGAGAAGCAATGCGCTCTCGGCCCTTGCGGGTGGTCAGATCGGGAACCTCGGCGGTGACTTCGGCCTTCACCGCGTCGAAGAACTGGCCCAGGCCACCGGCAACGTAAATCGCCGGCGCGTTGTCGGCGCTGATGTCGTCAATGGTGATGACTTGCTGTTGTGCGGACATGGGGATTCCTTGCCGCGATGCTCGCAGCGATTGAAGGTGTTAGTTATTGAGGTATTCGATCAGCGAGGGCGCTGAGCAACATCAGGAATGTGCAGACGGAGAGGGCAGAGAAGGAGCCGCGCCAGATGAGCAGGCGCCGGGTGCGCTGGCGGGTGGTCACGGCCGAACCTTCACGGCAATTCGACCGCCCTTCATCGTCGCCGCCAAGCGCTTGGGCAGCGTGGCTACGGCACGCTCACGCGGCTGGCCGATCACTTCATTGAAGGGAAGGCCGAAGCCCAGCATGATTAGCTTCGACTCAACGTCGTCGAGCTGCTCGTCGATCAGTGATTTAACCGGTGCGGTGGTCATGCGGCCTCCTTGCGCTGCCGGCTGGTCTTCAGCAGCCAGGCGCTGTAGTAGTGGAACTCTTCGGCGTTGATGGCGCCGGAAGTGAAGTGGCGGACAATCAGGCCCTCAGTCAGCGACTCGGTCAGATCTGTCGTGTCTGGATGCTCAAGAGCGAGAAGGGAGGTGGTTATCGCGACGTGCGGGCTCACAGCTCTGCATCCACGTCGTCTTCTGCCTCTTCCCGCTCTGCTGCTACCGCGTCGGCGGCATACGGCCTCAGCAGCGCTAAAGCGATCTTCTCGACCGCCTCAATGGGCCGTTGCTGACCCAGCAGGTCAGCGGCGTGGGCCCGGGCATCGCTCTGGCTGCCGAGCATTGCCGACAGCAGCAGCCGGGCAAACGAGTCGCGCTGATCCAGGCCGTCGATCTGGCGCTGGTTCAGGTGGCCCTGCAGCACCGTACAGAACCGGTCGAACGTCACGACTTGCGGCTGGCCGTAGCGGCGCTTCCACTTGATGTCGACGCCGCACACCAGGCGCTCCGCCGAATGCTCAAGCCAGTCCGTCACCTCGTCGCTCTCGCTGACCTCTGGAGGCAACTGAGCGTCATAACGCTCCTGGCATATCTTCAATGCTGCGTTCATGGTCGCCTCCAAGGTGGCGGGTTGTTCACCTGTATTCGTCAACACTCATGCCTCCCGCTGGTTGCCGATGGGCGCGGGGGAGGAGTGCTGACGTAATAGAGGTGGGGAAGGGGCCGCGGGGATGCCGGCGGAAGAACGTCAACAGTCTGCTAGGATTCAGACTGCTGTCCGGGAGAAAGGCAGATCCTTTTTGCCCGCTATGAATGACTACTTAGGGAAAAGACATGTCGGTCTACACAGTTACCATCCCGTGTTTCGCGCAAATGCTGCGATCGTTATCGGCTCTTTTGTCTAAGGGTGAGGCCGCAGCTCTGGAGCGCGGTTATGACCCTCAAATTCTGCTTGGCGCTCGACTAGCACCTGATATGCACGATCTGGCCCGACAAATTCAGTACGCTTGCACTCAAGCCCAGGAGGCGGTGCAGCGACTTACACAACGGCCGGTTGGCTCGCTCACTCCTCCGGAAAATTTGGTGGCAGCGAAGGAGCTGATTGAACGCACTTTGGCTGTTCTTGATTCGGCAGACCGCGCCCGAATAGAGGAAGGGGCTGAGCGTGAAATAGCTATCGAATTACCGAATGGCATGGCTTTCGATATGACCGGCAATGAATATGCTGTGAACTGGGCAACTCCACAGTTTTACTTCCACCTGATCACCGCATACAACATCTTGCGCCATAACGGTGTACCTCTCGGGAAAGCTGATTATGTACAGCACATGTTTGCTTATCTGCGAAAGTAATCTCGTTGCCTGAAACCCGCTGAATCCACATCGGATATAGCTCGATTCCCTCCGAGTGCTGCCCGTCTACGCCGCGACAAAATCCGCTCAGGCTCGGGACAAGGTGGCCACCCTGCTATCACGACAGAAGGCCGAGCTATATCCGATGCGCTCCCATAGAGAGGATCGGGCAGTTAACGACAGGCTGTCGTGGCGCTGGTTGTTCAGATCACAAGCCTCAAGGCTGAAACCCTTGGCCAGTAGAGTTTTGGTTTAGCTTTTCCTGTTGAGCCCTGAGGAACGGAAACAACATAACTTTCGTGATCCCGCGGCCAGCCGGAACCCATTAAATCCGGTGCCTCCCCTATTTTTACAACCGAAACAATCGTTCCTGTTTTTTCCTTCCATGTCCCTAGCGAAGAGCTCTTCCAGGTAACGGTCTCGCCTTTTTTAAATGACATTCTGAGTTCCTCGGTTGTTTTCCCAATGCACCCGGGTAACCAGGTGCATCAGTGAAAAGGTCCGTCACGCCAGAACGTTGTTGTCGTACTGCCTGGCGCCTGTGTCGCAGTGGCTATGCCCTTGGGCAGCGGCGTCATAGTGGTAGAACAGCGAACCAGTAGCGCGGCACTCTCCGCTGTCTTCATCGGCGATTACGACCGCCGTGATCCGAGTGTTTCGAGCGCTGCTAGTGAAGTGAGCGGTGTATTCGCCCAGGCGTGCGATGGTCTTCCCGTTTTCTTGAGTGCTGGTGAAATTGAACATTGCATCGCCCTCCAGGGCTCGGTTGTCATCCCAAGCAGCCCTCGCGAGAAGGCTGCTCAGTGATGCTTTCCGCCGTGACCCGCTACTGGCGTCGGTCACCGGCTTGAATCAAATGTTCTTCCAGCCGCGGGCCTTTCGGCTTGTTCTCCCGCTGGATAACTGTTCTTGGCGCTTTACGCTGCACGCCCGGGTCAGTTGCCAACCCTCTGAACCGTTTAGGCCGGTTCATCGCTGCCTTTGAATCTGGGCCGGTGGTGATCCGGCAAGGGGTGAAACCAAAGAGCGGCGGGCGGTGAGGCCCTTCGCAGTGGCTGTGTATCGCTGCTATGAGTTAACATTACCGTGCGGTAATAAATCTAGTCAATACCAATGGGTAATTAAATTGTGCCGGCCACAAAAAAGCCCGCTCGATGGCGGGCTATCTGTAATATCTGGGGCGCCGATCCTTCAGCACCGCCAGTGTGCAATCTCGCGGATTGCCAGCTCAATGGTGGCACGACGAAGGGCAGAAATAAGAAGACCGGCGTTTTGTCAGGCTCGATGCTGGATGCCTATGATGCTAATTCCAGGGTGTTACCCCTCACAAGCACCCGGATCTTTGTATGCTTCGCACCAGGCGGCCTTCAGAAGGATTCTGCATTCCGCGTCGTATTTTTCACGTAGCTTGGCAGTGCTAGCTGGCGTCATCGGCCCGGGTGTCTCTTTGTGCAAGTCCACCATTTTCTGCGCAACGTCCTCCTGAGCCTTCGGGGTATCGCCAGCATGCACCAAAAGTGCATAGAAGGCTTTTGAGGACTGCTTGCGGCTTATGTCTGGCTGGTCACCAGCTACTGAGAGCACTTCGTAGTAGGCCGCGCAGTGGATGTCTCTGTCATATTGAGTTTCAGCATGGGCGGCTAAAGAAATGCTAGCGAAGATGGCGAAGAGGGCCAGCGGCATCGGGGATAGGCGCATGAAAACGAGTCCATTCGAGAGAGGCGCAGATTTTATCAGCTCGGGGACAGAGAGACAAAAAGCCCGGCGTTGGACCGGGCCTTTGATTGGTAGAAATCAAGTTTCTGTAATGAATAGCCTATGCAGCTCCCCGTCCTTGAAGACCGGACGCGCACGCACCTTGAGGCTCGCGTGACTGCCCATAGCTTGTGTGTATGCGTTATTTGGAAAGGACAAGGCGACGTCAGTGATCTTTCCATGAACAGAACCTGAAAAACCTTCGATCTGAACGCGGCACACCCCTGTATCAACGCTAAGGGCGTAAATCCGAGAAATAACGTAGTCGCCAGGATCGCCAACAGAAACTTCGCCATTTGATCGAATGGCTAGGGCCTCCGGCTCAGTAATCTCAACTGGATGATCGGAGTCCGCAAATTGCGTGATTTGGTCGCACGACTTACCAATTGGGGCCAAGGCATTCCGCATGGGAGACCTTGCTGCCTCAACCAATAACGGGAGCGTCGCGAGCAATTTCTCAGTCAGCCTTTCAGAGGAAAGATGGGCATTATCGTTTGCCTTGATTAACCCGTTCGCCATCACATGATTGAGGTCCGAAGACTGCTTAGCTTGCTCCCTGATGACCTCTACCAGCTCTTTCACGTCCGAGTTTCCCGATAATGCTTTCTTGACGTAGGCCAGAACCTGAGCGGTTAACCAGTCGAATGCCTTTTTATAGACATCCGCAAAAGCAGGCATCTGGTGTGTGATGCCTGTAAGTATAACCAGTGTTTGCTCAAAAGATCCTTCTTTGGGAGGTGCTGAGAAGCACCTTATGTCGGACTGTTGGCGTGATGCCAAAACCTCGCCATAAATGCAGTAATGGCTGATGAGTCTATATAGCCTGGATGCTCCATCCACCGACTTCGCATACTGCCCGGCTTCCAGTAAATGGCGGTTGGCGTCTAGTCCCTCGTACTTCATGTTCATGTGACCGGTAACACCAGTCATCTCATTCCAACCGACCATTGCACATCCTTGAATTTGAAATGACTTATTCCGCTTGTGTTATTTCGTTCCCGCGATTCGCCCGGGCCTCACCTCATGCGCACGCCATAGAAGTGGTTCAGCGCTATTAACTCGAACACAGCCACGAAAACACAGAGTACAACGAATCCAGGGCTGAATACCCGCTTGCGGCCCGAGGAGCCTCCGCCCAGTCCAGCGACGTCGGAATAGTCGGGGAGCATCATAAGGAAAGCCAGGCAAGCAATGACTCCAACCTTGCTCCAGAAGGTCTGTTCTCGCCAGGCAGTCATCCTTTATCTTCTACATTCAGCCTTATAAGACCGAGCCCGACTTCATCCGCTATTGCCTTCAGCCGGTCAGCGTGCCCATTCAAAACTCGGATCTTCTCCATGGCTCCTGGATAGCTAGCGTGACTGACGTGTTTTGACGCAAGGAAGAGATCGTAGGCCGCGTCTTCGATGGCAGCCGCCGCCGCCATCAGCTCAATTTGTAGTTGCTGGTTCGTCGCTCTCAATTCGAGCCCCTCAAATCACTGAGACTTTTCTCTGTGAATGACGCCAATCTTCACCTCATCCGCATACCCGGCTAGCCGATCCTCGTCCGCATGGAACACGGTGCACATCCTCAGCAGGGCCTGGGCGTCAGCCTCGTTCCCGGCAAGGCTCAGTCGCTCCGCAATCCTCATCAGCTCTACGGCTGACCATTTGAGGTCGGAGGCGACGCCTTGCAGGTCGCGCTTAAGATCTTGGTTTGGTTTGGTCAGGGACACGGAGCCTCCAGCAAAAATCCACGCAATTTTTACTCCGCTTTAGCTTTGCAAAGTCGCATCGCCACGTTATGAGCACCGCCAAGTCGTTCAACAATTGACTCCCAAGACTTGCTGCTGGCAACGGAGAGAGCTGCCGCGTGCTTTCCTGTATCACGGGATTCAACAGCCTCACGGATAGTCAGCAGAAAGCGCAAGAAGTCGCCGCCACTTAATGGGATCTGGCCAATTTCGGAGGCCATCGTCGCCTCGTATTCGAAAAGGCCGGATAGCCTCGTACACGGCACCCAAATGCCCTGCCAGGACTTTTCGATAATCTTTGGCGGAGGCTGTGCACGATCCCAGTGAGTATCGTTATGGTGCTGCAATATCCTCAGCGGCGTCCTTAGCTGCATAGTCGCGCAGAATTTGAAGTGCTGGATCAGTTCTGCATCATCCCACTGCGGCGCTTCGCTCTTGTACGTCATCCTTGGCATTTTGGTAATCGCCTAAAGCTTCCGGGCATTCCAGACAAGCAGGACGCGAGCCTGGATATGCACTTTGGCGAGCATATCGCCCTCGATCATGATTGCCGGATACACAGGGTTATCTGAAATCATGCGCAGGGAGCCGCCTGTCAGGCGCTGAAGCCGCTTAATGAAAAGCTCGCCCTCCAACGTGAAGACATAGATCGCGTCTGTTCGAATCTCGGTGATGCCGCGATCTACCAGCAGGGCGTCGCCGTTACGGAACGTGCCCTCCATGCTGTCACCATCGCCATCGATGATGGCCAGGTTCTCTAGCTTGGAATACGACAAACCCTGAGTCTTGAGCCAGTCAAGGTGAACGGTGATATCCCTGATCACCTCGATATGGTCAGGTGGCACTCTTCCAGGCCCCATCGAGCCAGCTACATCTAGCTGGGGGATGGTGATGAAGTTGGCGTCCCGAGACTTCCTTCGCGAATCAATAGGAATCACGTTGCTCTCCCTGGCGTCGCGTTCACCAATCGGGGCATCTAGCGCGTATCTGGCAAGGCCGAATTCGCTTTCTATTTCCCGCGCGAAGTCCTCTCCAATGGTTTTTGCGCCGTTTTTTTCCGGCTCAAAAAGACATCTGGAGATGAAGTTCTGAGGCTTCTTCAGCTTTTCTGCGAGGCGCGACTGTGCGCCGCGAGCGCCAACCCCGTATTCGGTGTCCATCAGCTTTTTTAGGTTGTGCCTGCGCACTTCGCGAATATCCATCTTGCGATTCTCTACGGATCATTACTCATTGGTAAATGACCATTCGGTATTGATTAAATGGTTACCGTGCGGTAATAATTGCGCATCACAGAGGAGAACCGTGATGCGAACTAAGCACACCCAGCTTTTGGAGTGGCTCAAAAGCGCTTCCGACGATGCCGTCGAGCGCACCGGGACCTCTCGCGGTTACCTGAAACAAATTGCCTACGGGAACAAGCAAGCCTCCGCTGCGCTTGCGGTTTCGCTTGAGCGTGAATCGGCAGGCGCCCTAAGTCGCCGGTCGTTACGCCCTGCTGATTGGAATTTGATCTGGCCAGAGCTTGCCTCTGCCGCCTGACATCCCTGTTCGCCGTTCCATTGAAACCAGATTAGAAGAGAGCAGCCCCCATGCAAACGTCCAGTTCCAGACACACCGTACAAACCCGTGATCAGGTGCTGGTCGCCCATGCTCAAAACCAGATCGCCCGCACCAGCTTGAGCCAGGACGATTTCGCCCAGGCGCTGAGCCGTGAGCTGTATCTATCGATCCCTGATCGCGCCAAAGAGAAGGTCGTCCCGGACTTCAATTCGCCTCAACTGACCGGCGACGTGAGTGAGTTCGTGAAAGCAACCGGCCGCTGGCTCAAACGTGTACAGCGCTGGTTGAACGGCGATCAGGAAATGCCGTCCTGGCTGGAAGAGTCGTGGGTCAGCGCCCTTGAGCCTGAATACCGCGATCACTGTGTAAACGAGCTGGCGAGCCGCCACGGCTTGACCGGCGCCCGCCAGATGACCAGCGACCAATGCGCAAACAAAAGCTTCGGCGCGCTGATCCGCGCCCTGGGCGATGTGATCGACACCGGCAGCGAAGTGTTTGACGACCAGGTGATGTGCGAACTGGATCTGCCGCACCTACCGGCATTCGCCAAGCAGTGCCGCCAGGTTGAGGCGAAGGCGGGGGAGTTAGGGCGCAAGGCTGAGCAGCTGATGAAGGACGCCCGGCCGAATTTGAAATCCATCGCCTGAATGCCAGGCACAAAAAAGCCGACGTACGAGGTCGGCTTCTTCAACAGCTTTATGCGAGAGAAATCATGCCAAACATTGTTGCGTTACACAACCCTCGGGGATTCACCCGTATGGACAATAGCCTGATGGAGGCTTTGGCTACGGTTGACCTGCCAGCGCGTGAGCTGCGCGTGCTCATGGCCATTGCACGCCAGACCATCGGCTATCAACTGGAAACCAAACGCCTGACTGCCGACGACATTGGCAAACAGACCAACTTGCGCCGCGACGTCACGTCGAAGGCGATCAGCCACCTCCTTGAGCGCCGGATCATTTTTCGCGTTGGCGGGAGCCGTGGGGATATCGGCATCGCGCCGGTCCGCGAGTGGTCTTTCTTCGAAGAAAAACAACCGAATCTCACTGAGACCAAAACGTCTCACTCAGGCAATATCGTCTCACTGAGACCACCTGTGAGTGAGACCAAAACTGCTCACTCCCTTCTTTATACAAAGAAAGAACCCCTATTAACTCTTTCTACGAAAGAGATTAAACCGCCCCAAGAGCCAGTCGAACCTCCGAAGCCTGATCGCAAGACTCCGTTCGGCATGGCGCAGTTGTTGGCCGACAACCCGCACAACGTTCCTGAGCAATTGCTGGCTGACTGGCTGACCCAGCGCAAGGCCAAACGTGCCGCCGTGACCGCCACCGTCTGGTCAACCGTGAACACCGAGCTGGCTAAGTGCGCCGAGGCCGGGATCACCGCTGACGAGGCCATCACCGAAGCGCTGAATTCCGGCTGGCAGGGTTTCAAGGCCTCCTGGGTGATCAAGCGCCTGGCGGAATCCGCGCCGGCCCCGGCACAGCCCGCGCAGTCCCGCCACACCGGTTTCGCTGAGCGTGATTACAAATCCGGCTTGATTGAGCGGGAGGACGGATCGTATGCGTTCTGACAAAACCGTTTCGATGCCCAGCACTGTCCCAGCACCCCAGCAAACTACGGGAGTGTGCGAGGACCACGGCCAGTTCCCGCAGCAGGTGAACGTGATCTTTGGCCGGGAGTTCAAGACCGGATGCCCAGAGTGCAGTCGAATCCGCAACGAGGAAGAGTCCGCCCGCAAGGAAGCTCAGGAAGCCCAGGCACTGCGCATGCGCATGGCGGAAAAGCTGGGCGCCGCGCTGATTCCCAAGCGCTTCGCTGGCAAGACCTTCGCCGGGTACATCGCTGACACGCCCGAGCAGCAGAAGGCCCTGGCCACCTGCAAACGTTACGCCGCAGAGTTCAAGCAGATCGCCGCAGCCGGCCGTTGCCTGTTGCTGCTGGGCAAACCCGGTACCGGCAAGACGCACCTGTCCGTAGCGATTGCCAACGAGATCATGGCCAAGTCGAGCGACACGGCCGTGTACCGCACGATTGGTTCGGTACTCCAGGCCATCCGCGCCACTTACGACCATTCCGGCGACAAGTCCGAAAGCCAGATCCTGTCGAGCCTCATCAGCCCCTCGCTGCTGATCCTGGACGAGATTGGCGTGAGCAAGGAGAAGCCAAGCGACTTCGAGCTGACGACCCTGTTCGCGATCATCAATGGCCGCTACGAAGAGCTGCGACCCACCGTCATCGTTTCCAACCTCGACGCGAAGGCCTTGGCCAGCGCTATCGGCGAGCGTTGCGCAGACAGGCTTCGGGAGGGCGGTGTGATCGTCATCCCGTTTGAATGGGAATCGCAGCGCGGAAAGGAGGGTTTTTGACATGACCGACTACACCGAACTGAAGCGGCTGGCCGAGGCTTTGCTGGCCAGTGATGACCATGCTGATTTCCCTGGCTGGATGGCAGCGAGCGATGCGTTCGACAACGCGACAGGCCCCGCCGCAGTCATGGCCCTGATCGCCGAGAACGAGCGGCTGAAGACGTTGCGTAGCACAACCGAGCGTGATCTTGCGCAAGAGCTTGAGGTTTGGCGCCACGGCCCGTCCTGCTGGAATTGCGGCGACACTGGTGATGTGCATGACATGGTCGGCGAATGGCGCGGCCAATGCGACTGCAATGCAGCCAAGTTGATTGATGTTGCCAGTGAGCGCGACCAGCTCAAGGCCGAGAACGAACTGGCCCGCATACGTATCAAGGAGCTGGATCTGCTGTTTGGCCGCTACATCCTCGCCATGCGTTCGGCTCTCATCGAGGAAGAGCATGGTAAGGGACCTGCCGCCGCAATGGAGTGGATCTACAACTCGCTGGCAGGACCGGGCGAGCTGCCTCCAGAGGGCGAGACCGACAGTCAGGCCTACTTCGACCGCGAGATCGTCGCAGTGGATAACGGAATGCAGGAGGTAATGGCGTTCCACGAAGGTCGACGCGCCGCCATGGGCAAGGGAGAGCAGTCATGAGCGCCAACCCCCTGCACCCGCTCGGACTATCCCCAAACATATGGGCCCAGGAGGTTGGCGGCGAGACTGTAGCGCTTGGCGTCTCGTCCAGCAAGGAGGCGCTCCATGGCTAAGCCAGCTAAACCTCGCCCAATGCCCGTGTACTTGGTGCTGCGCCGCCTGGTAGATCCCGCCACAGGCAAGGATGTGGCCGCGTTCGTGCCGTCCTCCGACGCAGACCGGTCGATCCTGCGGGAGCGCGAATTCAAGATGAACGCGAAGATCCGCGCCGACCTCAAGCAGCCGCGCAACCCACGGTTCAACGGTTTGGTTCACGGCCTGGGCCGGGTGCTGAGCCAGAACATTGATCGGTTCTCTGGCAAGCAGTCCCACGACGCGATCAAGGCCCTGCAACTGGAATCGGGCGTGTACTGCGACGAAGAGGCGTTCGACATCCCAGGCCTGGGCCAACTCACCCGCAAGACCCCTCGAAGCCTTTCCTACGACTCGATGGGGGAGGAGACATTCCAAGACTTCTGGCGACAGTGCTGCGCTTACCTGGTGCTGCATGATTGGCCGACGCTCACGGAAGAGCGCCTGACCGAAATGGCCGAGTTCGAAGCGTTCAAGGAGGCCGCATGAGCCATAACTTCAAGCCGGGCGATCTGGCACTGGTGATTTCAGGTGGGTACCTGGGCGAGACCGCGGAACTGGTGCGTTTTGTAATGCCTGGCGACCTGGTCGTCTCACCCACCACGGGCAAGGTTTACGAATTCAGGCCGGCCGCCAGAGTAGGTGGATGGTTGTGCAAATTCAGATGCAGTCATGCGGTAAAGCACGAAAAGAACCTGATGCCCCTGCGCGGCCGATTCACCCCAGAGCAGCAGAAAGCCAAGGAGGCTGTATGAAGCGCACCCCGCTGCAACGCAAGACTCCGCTCGCGTTCGGCAGGCCACGCCGCCGGCGCTGCCCAGAGTGCCGGGTGATGTTCGTGCCATTGCGCGATTCGCAGGCTGTGTGCGGTGAGATCGACTGCGCGATCGCACACGGCAAGTCCGAGAAGGGCCGGGCGATCGCCGGCAAGGCCCTGGCCGAAGTAGGGCGCCGCGACATCAAAGTCCGCAAGGAGAAGCTGAAAAGTCGCGGCGATCACATGCGCGAAGCCCAGCAGGCGTTCAACGAGTACATCCGCACCCGGGACCAGGCCGCCGGTCACCTCTGCATATCCAGCAGCAAGCCATTGGACTGGAGCGGCAACGCAGTAGATGCAGGTCATTACCGCAGCGTCGGCTCTGCGCCACACCTGCGCTTCGACGAGCGCAACTGCCACGCACAGAGCAAGCAGGACAACCGGTTCCTGTCTGGCAATGCCGTGGACTACCGGATCGGCCTGATCGCGCGCATTGGCCAGGAGGCCGTCGACGCGCTGGAGGCCGATCAGAGCGTGCGCAAGTACACCGTGGAAGAGATCAAGGGCATCAAGACCTACTACCGGGCAAAGACAAGAGAACTGAAAAAGGGGATCGCAGCATGAAACTGATCAACGCAAGGCAGGTATGGACTGAGGCTCAGCACGAATCGAACGCGTCGATCAGCGCTGTGGCCATCGACAAAGCACAATCGGCACCGATCAAGAAAGGGCAGCGCATGCGCCGCGCCGAGGCTGTGTTCGCTGCGCTTGGGGAAGACAAGGAGGAGCGCATTCAAGTTGTGCGCCAGAAGATCAGCATCAGCGAGACCCGCGGTACGCCGGCCGGCCGCTCCACCGCTCGCGCCGCGCACCTGGCCACCATCGGCAAAGTACTGCGCGCCATCGACACCTTGCCGTTCCAGGTGCAGCAGTTCGGGCACTACCTGTACCACCCGGCTATGAACATGAAGCACCTGTTGAATGCGGTGCTGCTGATCACCGCCAAAGCGGCGCTGCCTGACCTGACATCGGCCAAGCGCGTGAAGGCGCAGTACCTAGTGACCCTGGCCCTGCAATCGTACAAGGGGGAGGCCGCCGGATCGGCAGAGTGGGGGCCGGCGCGGGTAGCTGCCGAGATGATGGCCTTCTTCGGCGCGTCAGTTGATCAGAACAACTGGAACCGGGACTGGCGTGACCTGTGGATTTCCCTGAGAAAAGAAATTGAGGAAGTGGATATTCAGGCCCAGCAGCCTATTTGGCAGGTGATTCATTCGGAAAAAGACCAAGAGGCGGCATAATTATATTGACACGAATGAATAATGTGGGTACTTTTCCCATAGTGCACAAGTAACGCGAAACGCACACGAAACCCTAAACCCGGCCCATGTGCCGGGTTTTCTATTTGCGGCATGTCATTTCGCTACTTATGCTGGGCACCCACTTAATCGAGACAATGGTGCACTTCATGGATCAGGAAGATTTGCCGGTAGCAAGCCTATACGAGACCCAGGCTGAGTTTTTAGCTGACCCTGTTAAAAATGCCTACGGGCACCAGGGGACCGATGTTGATTACCATCTTCAATCCTTAATTCGAATGGTCAATGATTCGACATCGAAGCTCACGTTTGGCATCACCTTGTTTACTCCTACTGGAGCAATCACTGGTCAGTTGATAAGTCGGCGAGACTATTTCGAAAAGTTTGGCGCCGCCTTTCAGGGCGGATTTGAGCGAGCATTTCCAAGCGAAGACTGGTCTCACGTTTCGAAAAATTATGCTGATAGTGGCACCTATGGTGACGATCTTCGCAAGGAGGGCGAATACCTTTCACCTCCTCAATTCATCCACTTGGAAAACGCTAAATTAATCGGTGGGAATGGAAGCTCGCTCTTTAAGGATGGAATGCTCTGGCGGGGGAAAGTGAAGTCCATAGACGGTTTTGTCTTGGGTTCTATTTCGTAACATTGAAGCTTTTGTCAAGCCCAGCCCTCGAGCTGGGCTTTTTCGTTTTCGGCCCCGCCACACCCTTCGCACTGAGCAGGGAGTGCCGCCGGGGCTGACCTATTTCAAACATGCCCCACGGAGTCGAGCGCATGGAGTATCTACAGCGCCTGCTCGACAAGATCGACAGGTTCGAATTGCTAATCGCAGGACTGGTCGGCGCCGTGATCGCGAGTTGGTGGCACAAGGACGACTTGAACGACTGGCGCGCCTGGATGATCTTCCTCATCACCGGCATGGCCTGCTCGATCTACCTGACGAGCATGGTCAGCACCTACCTGGGCGTGACCGAGCCAAAGATCGTCGCCGGCATCGGCTTCCTGCTGGGGGCATTCGGCGGCTCACTTCTGGCGGCCATCAATCGAGCCATCAAATCCGCTGACCTCTGGGCGCTCATTCGCCAGCGGTTCGGGGGAGGCAATCCACCATGAATCTTGAACTGATCAACTCCATCGCCTGCGGCCTTATCGCGCTGTGGGCAGCCTGGTGCGTACTGAGCGGGAAGGTGAGGGACGGCATCCTTGGGAAGCTGATCTACTCGGCCATCGCCATCAGTGGTTTCGTCGTCATGGCGCGCAGCCAGAACATCTTCTTCGGCCCGACCAGTGCCGGCCTGACGCTGCACGTCTCCCTGGCCCTGGCCGGTGCCCGGCACATCTTCATGGTCACGTACTGGCAGCGGGTGAAGGTCTGGTTGTGTCGGACGCTGAACTGCGAGCACTGCCTGCACTGTGACAAGGCGCCAGGTGGTGTCGAGCGCCGGGGTAAGTAATCCGCGCCACGTTTTCGAATGTGCCAAATCGTGGCGCGAGGCTGATTGAGCTACAGGAGCGTCTTAAAACTTTCCTTGAGTTTTGAGTCTGCTTAGAAGCTGGTAGAGCGTGTCAAAGCGTGCCTTCAGGTCGTCTTCGTACTTTTCCAGGAAGTTATCAAAGCGGTCTTGCTCACTGGAGGTCACAGACTCTTGCTTAACCAGAAAGCCGTTCTTCTGATCAACGAAAAGGTTGCGTTCTATTTCCACGCTTTGGTTTTCTCGGTCCAATAAAACCTTGGCTAAAAAAAGCGTTGAATCAATGACTCGGTGGAGTGGTAACTCCTCTGATTGGGGAGACCATTGTTTGTCATGGCGCATAATTTTCAGAGAGAGATCTGTGTCACCCCACTGAGACAAACCAACGGAGAGGTATTTTGCATCAGTATTTTTTTTGTGCATGCCATCGAAGTGCCAATAGGGCATCGCGTATACGGGCTTGTGCGCAAGGCTATGTGACAGCGGGGGGTTGACCTTGTATTCAGTCTTGGCGTCGAACTCTTGAATGGGCATGCAGTGCTGGTCCTTTGCGTGTTTTACGTGAGCTTCTGAGACGTGAGAATTGAGCAGCCTACAACCAAGTGACCAGGACGTTAGTGAAGCGCATTCGCGCGAGAGATTCCTTGATCGTGTGGGCCCCTACGATCTGACCACCTTTTCCGCCAAGCTTCAGCTCCATCAGTAGCTCATGAGCATCTATGCGCTCAGGGGATTCTCCGTGCACTGTCTGCGGGGAATTCATGTACTCGTAGGTCAGTTCGTATTTATACATCGTTCTTCTATACCAGTTGCGGAGTGGGTGTGCCGCAGGTGAGTACGGCACGGGTGGGTCATTTGACTTTAACTGCTTCCTGAATTTGATCGGCATACTGGGATAGGCGATTCATTTCACCTTCAAGATCTGCCCCTTCTGTACTAACGCGAGCAACAATCAAGTCGATTGCCGCTTCAACCGCTACAAGTCGTTTTCCTTCCGCACCCGATTGGGCGTATGCCGTTGCGCGGAAGGTATTGTTGAGCTCTGCCATTTTTCATTCCTTGTAATGAGGAGGGGGATCCACCAATACCGGCAACGAGCCACTATTTCAAGCTCAAGGTGATCCATGGACAGACCATACCCTCCATCGGTCCTGCTTGAGCTGTCTGATCTTTCCGACTTCGCTATCCGCCTAACTCCAGCGCCAGAGGTGTGGGAGTGGGCCCAGATCGAGATCCTTGCCGACACCGGCAGCATTCACAACGAAGACCATGCCCACCTACTGGATGCAGACATCCGGATCATGTGGGCGTCGTCGAGCTTCGAGAAACAGGGCCGCACAGTCCTAGGCCAGGCCGAGCAGGTAGCGTTCCGCGCTGGAGGTTGGCAGAAAGCCCGGATGGAGCAACAGATGCGTGATTGGTTCGGCGATGTGCCGGCCTTCATCATCACGTTGGCTGCTGACTACTGCGCCCGGTGCAGTGACCTTGAGTTCTGCGCGTTGATTGAGCACGAGCTTTATCACCTGGCTCACGCGACCGACAAGTACGGTCAGCCAGCATTCACCCAAGACGGTGCACCGAAGATCAAGCTACAAGGCCACGATGTCGAGGAATTCGTCGGCGTCGTCCGGCGCTACGGTGCGAGCCCTGACGTTCAAGCGTTGGTGGATGCTGCAAACAGTCCTGCTGAGGTGGGGAAATTGAACATATCGAGGGCCTGCGGAACCTGTCTGCTCAAGTCGGCCTGATTCCATGACAGGTATTGACGGATGACAACCATATGGCAGTACTACGAAGCGAGGTCAAAGCCTTCATCGTTCAGGCTCTGGCCTGCTTCGATACGCCATCCCAGGTGGTAGCAGCGGTCAAGACAGAATTCGGGATTGAGATCACCCGCCAGCAATGCGAAACGCACGACCCGACAAAGTTTGCCGGGCAGAAGCTCGGCAAGACCTGGGTGGACCTGTTCCACGCTGCTCGCAAGCGATTCCGTGAAGAGACAACCGATATCCCCATTGCCAATCGTGCGTACCGACTTCGCGGCCTTGGGCGGCTGGCCGAGAAGGCCGAGAACATGCGCAACCTGGCGCTGACTGCCCAGCTTTACGAGCAAGCAGCCAAAGAGACGGGTGACGTCTATGTCAATCGCCGCGTTGAGCCGGACAAGTCGCTGGATGAAGAAATCAAACTGCTTGAGATCGAGAAGCGTAAGGCCGAGCTCAAGCTGATAGAGAAGGGCGGCGGCAACTCCAACGCCCAACTGCTGGCCGATCTAATCGCGAGGCTGCCGTCATGATCGCGAACACCGGCAACCTGATGCTTGATCGCCAACTGTCCCGCTGGTACCCACTGAAGGATCACCCGGTGCAACTCGCCCTGGTGGCAGCGGTGTCGGAAGGAATTCGCTTTCCACTGGTGCCCGCAGGCCGTCGTAGCGGAAAGACTGAGCGGTTCAAGCGCTTCGTGGTGAAGCAGGCATCGGCGTACAGCGGCATGTATTTCGCGGCAGCGCCAACGCATGCCCAGGCGAAGAAAATCTTCTGGGATGACCTCAAGGCTTTCACGCTCTGCTGCATGCACAGTCGCCGGCCGTCCGAGTCCGACCTGATCATCTACCTGGACAACGGTAGCGAGATTCACGTCATCGGCCTGGACAAGCCGCAGCGGATTGAGGGTATCCCCTGGACCGGCGGCGGCATCGACGAATTCGCGGACATCAAGCCGGATGCGTGGGAGGCAAACATTCTACCGGCGCTGAACACCGTCAACCCAACCATGCCGGATTACCGGGCCTGGTGCTGGTTGCTCGGCGTACCTGACGGCCTGAACCACTACTACGACCTGTGCATGCAGGCTGAGTCGGGCAATGACCCAAACTTCCGAGTGTTTCATTGGAAATCGGCCGAGATTCTTCCGGCTGACGTAATGGACGCAATGAAGCGGGCCATGTCGGCCAAGCAGTTCAAGCAGGAATTTGAAGCATCGTTCGAAACGGCGTCTGGACGGATATACGAGGACTACAGCAAGGCGAACACCACGGATGCAGCCATTGAGCCGCATGAGCAGCTGATGTGGATGCACGACCAGAACTTCACGCCTCTGTCGTCTGCCATCGGTGTTCGGCGCAACGATGGCAAAGACCTTTATCTGCTGGATGAGATTGTGCTGATCAGCGCCGTTTCGAAGCAGTCGGCTGCGGAGTTCGTGGACAAGTTCAAGGATCACAAAAACAAGCACGTCCTGATCTACGGCGACCCCGCCGGCAAGGCAGGCGAGAAGCACGGTCACGCGTCTGATTACACCGACATCGAGGGCGTGCTGAAGGCCAATGGCTGGACGTACACACGCAAGGTCAAGCCGGCGCACCCGTCCATCAAGGACCGGCAGAACGCCGTACGGGCGAAGATCCTGACCGCCTCTGGCGAAACAAGCCTGTTCATCAACCCAGTTACCGCGCCCTGGTGCCACAAGGGCTTGAGTACGGTCCAGCTTCAAATGGGTTCGACCTTCCAGGAAGACCAGAAAAACGACTACCAGCACATCACCACGGCGATCGGCTATTGCATAGACGTTGAGTGGCCGTGCATCAAACGCACAGGCGGAACACGCCGAATTGGAGGCTTGGCCTGATGCCAGTGCAATCGACAAACCCCGACTACGACGCGCACATCGCGGAGTGGGAGATGATGGACGACGCGCTCGAGGGTGAGTGCGCCGTGAAGCGCAACGAGCGCAACCTGCCCAAGCCGAGCGGTATGGTCGAGGCGGAAAAGCTCGACGGCGCCGGCAACAAGTACCTCTACGAGAACTACACGAACCGGGCTCAGTACGAGCATTGGGTACGCGACTCTTTGCGCTCGATGATGGGCCTGGTCTCACGGCTTATTCCTGAGATTGAGCTGCCCGCCGGCCTGAAGGGGTTGGAGGACAACGCCACAGCCGACGGCTTCGGCCTGAAGCAGCTTTTCTTCCGCATGGTGCGCCAGGCGATCTCTCACGGCCGAGTGCCGCTGGTGGTGAACATCGATGAAAGCAGCGAGCCGTACTTCTCGACGTACGCCACACGCAACGCAATCAACTGGGACACTGCTGATCAAGGCGGCCGGCAGGACCTGGTCCTATCGGTGTTCCGCGAGTTCCGCAAGAAGGGCGGCGATCGATACA